ACAAGATTAAAACCTGCCAAAGCATCAACCTTGGCAGCAATCAATGCTCTGACTTGTGCAAATGATTGACTCATCCTCTGTAATTCCTACGTCTGTACATGTATGGCCCTGGTCTATTGAGATATATTGCAGGTTGACCAGCTGTTCGTTTGTCTGGATCATCTGGCTTGCCCTCATGCCCCTCATCATACAAAAAATTAATTATTGAATACTCATCTTGATACAAACGGTAATGCTCCTGTGCTAATTCGAGATATCGAGAGCCAGCACCTTGTGACATACCAGAATGAAAGTCACGAAATATCAAATACAATGTTAGATGCCTGTGACTCTCTGCAAATGACTCTGGAGATGTAATCAAATACTCATATCCTTTGCCCTGGTTTCTCAGTCTCCTCAAAATAGTAAACCAAGCAGAGTCAATGTATTGTTGATATGATGTTAATGTTGATGGTCTCAAATTTGCAAGATCTGTGTAAACCTCTTCAAGATCTGCATCTGTTATTACAGGATACAAACGCCTCAAGACTACTGCTGCCATGCGTCTAAACAAAAAGACACTGCCAGAGATGGTCACACTAAACTCCTGTACATAACCCTCACCAAGAGTCAAAGTTGCTGCCAACTGAGATGGTGTGTGAGCATACTGCACAGAGCCACTGCCAAGAATAGTTGTGGCACCTGCCTCAACAACCATGCCTCCACTAGGTTTGAGCAGTGTGTATGTTGCTGAGGTAGGAGTTATTTGAGCACCATTGTGATAGATCTCAAGCACAGTGTTTTGTGCTTTGCCTCTCTCAAGCAACTCAGTGACTCTGACTCTTGCTGTGTATGCTGTATCTGTAGCCATTGATTATGCCTGTTGAAATAAAACAGCCCAAGATGAGCCATCACAAACAACACATGCTGATTTGCCTGCGGCAAGACCTGCACCGCCAATGATTGGGTTGCCGTCTGCATCTTGTATAACATATGCATGAGCAGATGTTGCATCATTATGAAACCAAAAATATGCACCATTACGTTTGGCAGGTACCTTGATAGTTGCTGATGAGCCTTTGTTATTTGTTAGAATTTGATGTTGTGCATCTTTATATGACAAATCTTTATCTGCTGTTATTGTTTCAATGTTCATACCATTTTTATACTCAAAGTGACGTGCCACTTTAAATGCTTGGGCTGAGTTGTAATCTGATGCCATGCTAACCTCCGAAAGTTTATTTTGATATATTAAAATATATGGCTTTTGTTAAGATATAAATGTTCTAGTGTAAAAATAATTACTTTTTCTTATTATTTGATTTTTGTATGTGTTTTCTTACTTGATTCTGTGCATCTCGAAATGAGATATCTTTGCCAGATTTTTTGGATGATTCCATCAACCGTTTTGCTGTATTGTCAAATGCTTTTTTGTCATTTTCATAGCTCATAATGTTTGGCTCCATTTTTGGCAACATCATTTGTTGCTGTTTGCATATCTGTGAGTAGTTCTTTGAGGCCTTTGAGTTTTGCTGCTATTTCTGGTATATGTTGAGATCTTGTGTGTCTCTCAATTCGTCTTTGTATCTCTGCTTGTTTTCTTTGTAAAAATTGTTTGTGTGGCAATCTCAATGCACTCTGTTGCATCAACTCTAATCTCCATTGTGCAAATGCATCTGAGTCAAATGTTATCACCAACTCACCACCAAGACTCTCAAGATTTGCAAACTTTGTGGCCCAATATTTGCCACCCTTTGCAGGATATGACCTTAAATAGTCATGCTGACTTGGATGCAAAATGGCAATTCCATTGTCAGCCAATCTCACTCTTGCCATGCCAGAGTCTGGATTTGACTTATAACCTCTTGAGCCATTGACACCAGGTGTTTCATGATGTGCTTGCAAGTCTGGCAGCCAAACAGGTTTGATGTCTGTCTTTTTGGTTTTTTTATTAATTATTTCAAAATAATGCAGCTCCCAATTTTTGGGATGATGCTTGAAAAAAAATCTGTTGTTTGATCTTGTTGGCAATACAATTGATGCTTGCTGCTGTTGTTGCCAAGGTTGTGCAATGTTTTCAAATTTCATGTTGATTCCTTTTGTTGTTTGGTTGTGTCGGTTCCTAGTAAAAACTGACTAGGTGTTGACTAGGAACCGACATGAAAAAGTCAGCACCTAGCACAGAAAGATAAAATCTTTTTTATGTTGATGATTTGATGACAACCCCGCGGTCATCGTCTACCACAGAGCATCCAAGATATGCATGTCCAATGATAGAAGTGATAGCCTTTGCCCCGTCACGCTCCATCTCCACAAGCACTTTACCCATAGCCATAGATTGTGCAGCACCTGGCAAAGAGGCAGGCACGCCATCAGCATATGCCAATGCTCCAACACCAAACATGGCAGAGAGATGAGCACCACCAGCATTGTTGATATATGATGATTTGTAAACATCTACACCAAGCAAGTTGCCAACAAATCCAGCACCTTTGGCCATCAACATGTCTTGTGTTGCTGCCATGTAAGATATTGCATTGCCTGTTTCATTTCTTAAACTGTCTTGTAACTCAGTGAGAGCAACTGGATGCAGAATAGCTGCAAATGGAGCTATAGCACCTTTGTTGCTTGCTGCTTTTTCAAGTTGAAAGATAGCATTGAAAAAGTCATCTACTGACATTTGAGTTGATGCAGATCCAACAATGTTTGTAAAGTCATCAATTGAGTCAGCAGTCTTGTCAGCAAATGATGCCTCATAAGATCCTGCCATTGATTGTGCCAATCTAAATGGATCTATATCAGAGCCACCAAAGCCGGTCATGCTTGCAAGATCTGTCATCTTGTACATAAGTGCCAATCTAGCTACAGCAATGTCAACTTTTGCATCTGTAAAGTCTTGAGTAGTTGCCTCATCTGCTTCATTGGTAGGAGTCTCAAAAAGATCAAAGCCATCAAGACCAGCCTTTCTCAATCTGATTGTATCAGAGCCAAGGCCATTGATTGAGCCTGCATATGATATATATGGTGAGTTACGTAGATTTGATACGTCTCTGAGTAAAAGATTTATCTCTTGAGAAATCATTGCTGAGAGTCTAAGATCACCCTCAAGGCCTGCGTGTGTTGAGTCACTTTGGCCAAATGTAATTGCTTTTGCCATGTTGTTTACCTCTTATTATATTTATGGTTTGAGATTAAAAAAAATGTTGTCGTTTGTATCATCTTTTTTTTGTTTCTTCTGCTGTTGACTGGTGCGACCATAAACAAAATAAGTGTTGACACACAAAATGTATGAGCAAAAAGTATGCTATAAGTCTTTATATCATATTATTTGAGGTTTGTATAATGAGCACAAAAAAAGAGTTCTCTCAACACGATATTACCCAAGCAAAACATATTTTGAGAGTAGCATACAGTCTTGAGGATGTTGGTGTAGATCCAGAGTGCATAACACGCATGTGCATATTTGTTGCAACTTGCTTTGCAATGAACCATCAAATCAGTGCAGAGCAATACAGAAAAATAATAGAAGAGACATGGAAGGAGATGCTCAATGCAGTTGGTGATGATGCCTTTGAGATTATCACAGATGATGTTGATGCAGAGACTTGGATTGGCAGACCAATCACAGATGATGAGCAATAAAAAAGCCATCTCAAATGAGATGGCTTTTGTGTAATCAATCAGTGATTTGATTATGTGTAGTAAACTACAAGCACGTCATCACCATCTGTCAAAGAAGCTCCAAAACTCAAACGTGTCACTCCTCCAACCACTGACAATGTAAACTCATCACTATTGGATGCAGAGCCACCGAGTGCAGTTTGGTTGAGCAAAGCCAAACCATTTTTGTATGCCAAGATACCATTTGAAAATGCACTATCAACAGATCTTGCAAGATCAATATTTACAGTTGAACCACCAGACACAGTTGTCAACTCTTGGTATGCTTGAAATCCTACTTTAGCGGCTGTTACTGCATTATCTGCCAACTTGATTGAGTTGACTGACGAATTGCCAAGTTTT